GTTCTGCCGGAAGCCTTAATCGGCTGTACATGTTACGCCGGGTTGGACTTGTCATCGACAAGGGACTTGACAGCCTTTGTGTTATGGTTCCCTGATGAGAAAAAGGTCATTCCGTATTTCTGGGTTCCGAAAGAGAATGCACACGAGCGTGAGAAAAGGGATAAGGTTCCTTACATAACCTGGGCCAAGGAAGGGTATTTGAGGCTTACCGAGGGCAATAGTGTTGATTACGAAGCTGTGATGTCTGACATCAAAGACCTTGGTGAGCTGTACGATATTAAAGGTATTGCATTTGACAGGTTCGGCTTTGAGGCCATCCGGCAGAAACTTATAGCCGAGGGCATACCCGAAGAGTTAATGATTGCGTTCGGCCAGGGCTATTTATCTATGTCGCCGGCGAGCAAGGAATTAGAACGGGTGGTATTAGGTACGGCGTTAGAGCATGGCGGCAATCCGGTTTTGCGCTGGATGGCCGGTAACGTGGCAATTGAGATAGATTCAGCCGGCAATATCAAGCCTTCGAAGAAGAAATCCACAGAACGTATCGACGGCATTGCGGGTTTGATTATGGCGTTAGGACTGGCGATTACCACGCAGGCCGCCAAGCCAAGCGTGTATGAAACAAGAGGATTGCTAACGATATGATAGGTAAAATATTAAAATGGATTGGATACGAAAAGAGGTCAGGAGCATCTAACCCGGCGCAATGGCTGATAGATTGGGTGCATGGTGGAGCCGCATCTTCATCGGGGGCAATGGTCAGTGAAAGCTCGGCCTTGAAATATACACCCTTCTGGTCGGCAGTACGGGTCATATCAGGAACAGTAGCATCGTTGCCGTTTTTGGTTTACAAACGAACAGGTAAGAGTAAGGATCGGATAACAGAGCATCCGGTTTACTCGCTTTTACACGACAGGCCCAATGAATACATGGATGCAATTACATTTATTGAGACCCGGCAGGCCCATGTCTTGACTTACGGCAATGGATACGCCGAAATTCAACGTAACGGTGCTGGAAAACCAATTGCATTATGGCCTCTTTTGCCGGACAGGACTTTTCGTAAAATCAGCAATGGCGGGATACCGTATTATGAAGTCCGTCAATCAGTAGGCGAAACAGTGTATTTGCCAGACTATAACGTTTTGCATATCAAAGGATTGGGTTTCGATGGCTATACAGGGTACAACGTCGTTTCTTACCACAAAGAGGCTATCGGTTACGGTATTGCGGTCAAGGAGTATGGTAGTAAATTCTTTGGTAACGGTGCAAATCCAGGTGCAATTCTTGAACACCCAGAAGTGTTGTCGGACCCAGCGGCGAAAAGATTAGCTGAATCATGGAACCAAGAGGGCGGGGGACTAACAAAGGCTCATCGCACAAGGGTACTTGAGGAAGGGATGAAGTGGGTTAAAACAGGCATAGACCCAAAACAATCACAGGCAATAGAAGTCCAAAAGTATACAGTTGATGACTGTTCAAGGATATTCAACATACCTCCGCACAAATTAGCCAGCATGGAACATTCGACTTTTTCTAATATCGAAGAGCAGAATATAGATTTTGTGACATCGACAATGCTTTACTGGTTCAGGAAGTGGGAGCAGGAATGTAATTACAAACTGTTCATGCCGAGCGAACACAGGCGATATTTCTGCGAGATTTTAGTGGATGCCTTATTAAGAGGCAGTACAAAAACCCGTTACGAGGCTCATAATATTGGCAGGAACGCAGGTTTTTTAAGCGTAAACGACATCCGCGCCAAGGAAAACATGAACCCGGTAAAGGGCGGCGACACATATCTTGAGCCGATGAACATGCAGCCGCTTGGCACACCGCCGAAAGAGCCGCCCAAAGAACCCGCGCCGGATAATGACGATGGAGCGGACGACGATGTTCGCACGGCACACCGGGACTTAATAACAAGTCAGTGGTCAAGGATTATCAACAAACAAATCAACGCCCTGCAGAAGCCGGTCAGGGATGATTTCTTTAGAGGTCACAGGGATTATGCAATGACAGTACTATTTGATGCCGTCAATGCTTATGGAAGTATTTACGATACAGATAAGGATGCCGTTCGCAGGATGCTGCATACCGTCATTGACGAAAATATAAACATAGAAACAAAACTGGAACTTAACGATGCAGGGAAACTTGCGGACAAAACGATGCAAGAGATTGGAGATAGTTATGCCGGAAACAAAAACTGAAAACATAGAACGCCGGATATTGTCTGTGGACGACATCGAGCTAAGGGTTATTGGTGATGATGAGCCTATAATTACTGGTTATGCGGCCAAATATGGCAAATGGTCGCTTGATTTAGGTGGTTTTACTGAGCGAATCAAAAAGGGTGCTTTCGATAAGGCGTTGGAAGAAAGCGATGTCAGGGCGTTAAAGAACCATGACCCGAACTTACTGCTTGGCAGAAGTACAAGCGGGACGCTGCGGCTTGCATCTAACTCGGTTGGTTTAGGGTTCGAGGTTGATGTGCCTAACACCACTACCGGCAAGGATACGGTCGAAGAAATCAGGCGCAAAGACGTTACAGGGTGCAGTTTCGCTTTTACTGTTACAGGTGATGAGTGGAAAAACAACGAAGACGGTACAACACAGAGAACTATCACCGAAGTCGGTGCGTTATTTGACGTTGGCCCGGTAACTTACCCAGCATATCCCGACACCACAGTTGCGGCAAGGTCGCTGGAGGCATTCAAAAAAGAAACAGAACAGGAAACCAGAAAAACAAAATATACATGCGAATGCATTGAGTGCGACCATACAGAGGAATCAGAAAAGCATTGCAAAGATATAAAATGTTCTGAGTGTGGTGGTGAAATGAGAAGAAAAGAACGCCCAGGGCCGGGACGATCCGATAAAAAAACAGAAGAAGATAAAGAATTAGAGCGTAAACGACAGCGAGATATTGACAAAAAATATCTCAAAGCTGGACGTATTATTAACCGCATCAAGTCAGCCGATGTTTGATTTGTTGTGCCGGGCCGAAGTTCCGGGATAAATTGTGTATTAACTGAAAATTAATAGCCAAAAAAATTGAATAGGCATAGGCGGTTAGCTGCCGCCAAGATGCTGTATCATCGAGCCTATACAGAGGCGCGTTGGGATAAAACCTGATGCGCCTCTTTTTTTTGGTACAAAGGAGACTAAGCAATGACAGTAATAGAATTAAGAGAAAAGGCTGTCGAAGAAGCCGAACTTGCGCGTGAGATCAAAGACAAGGCCGACCAAGAGGCGCGTGGCATGACGCAGGAAGAGGCCGACCAATTCGACAACCATCTGAAAGAGTCAGGACGACTTGAGAAAGAAGCTGAGAGACAGGAAAAACTCGAAGCTGCTGAAAAACGTTTGAATGAGCCGCAAAAACGACAAGTAACACCGGAAACAGCCAACGGCGACAAGATTACAGTTACCAAGCCTGACTTGTTCCGGTTTGGTAAGTTGCGGGCATTCAAAGGCCCGAAAGCTGACGCTGACGCTTACACTGCTGGCAAGTGGCTCATGGCTACGGTTATGGGCGATGCTGCATCGCGCCAGTGGTGTCGTGACAAAGGTGTTGAGATCAGGGTGCAGACCGAAGGCATAAACGCTGCCGGTGGTTTTGTTGTTCCTGATGTCATGGAACGTGCGATTATCGACCTCCGAGAAACTTACGGTATGTTCCGTCAGCACGCAAGGGTAATGCCGATGACAAGCGACCATAGCATTATTCCGCGCAGGACAGGCGGGGTAACGGCTTACTTTGTCGGCGAAACCACTGCAATAACTGAATCGGACAAAAGTTGGGACCAAGTAGAATTGACCGCCAAGAAATTAGGCGCGTTAACTCGAATGAGTACCGACTTGAGCGAGGATGCGATTATCAATATCGCTGACGATTTGGCGCAGGAAATGGCTCATGCTTTTGCGACTAAAGAGGACCAATGCGGCATTGACGGCACTGGTGCTTCAACTTATGGCGGCATGATTGGTATGCGAGTCAAGATGATCGACGGAAGCCATGCTTACAGTTATGTAGCGGGAACTTCGCCGTGCGTTACTTATGCCAACATCACCGGGACAGAGCTTAATGCGATGATTGGTGTATTACCAATGTATGCACGTGCTAACGCCAAGTGGTATTGTTCGCCAGAAGCAAAGGCGGGCGTGTTTGACACTCTTGCGTTGGCCGCAGGTGGTAACACAGCAAAGGATATGGGTGCCGGTGCAGTGCCTAAATATGCAGGTTATCCAATCGTTGAAGGTGCTGGCATGCCAACCACTGTTGCCGATGGCGCAATTGCCTTGTGGTTTGGTGACATGTCAATGTCAACAACTTTCGGCGACCGCAGGGGTATCACTATCAAAGTATCAGCCGACCGCTATCTGGAATACGACCAGATAGGCATTCAGGCGACTGAGCGATTCACTATTGTCAATCACGATATTGGTGCTACAGCCACAAGAGGGCCAGTTGTCGGATTACAAGGAACCACATAATCGTTAAAAAGCAAAATATGGTTTTGAAATAAGGAGTATAAAAATGTTACCAATTTTAGATATATTACCCATGCGGGAACTCGCTACGGTAGCGGGAGGGACGGCGGCGTTCGGTGTTGTTGATACGAAGGGATATGATTTCGCAAAAATTATATACCTTACGCAATTAGCAACGGGAGCAAGTTCGCAGGATGCTTGTAATGTGTATGAAGATGATACACTAACAACTGCCGTCACCGATGCTACTGAAATCGATGGTTGCGATGGTACTGCTGATTTTACGCTGGTTGCCGAGTCAACTACGCACAGTAACGCCTTTGTGTACAACGTAGATTTGAGGGGACGGAAGCGTTATATATCCATGACCTACGAATCTGACATGACACACCTTGGCGCGATGGTTGCGTTGTTAGGTCGAAAAGAAGACGGTACAGAAGAAACCCTTGCAACAACCGCTCACGGTGCAAGAAACATTGTAAGCGTCTAAATTACTTGTTCATCTGGGCGGTGGTCTGTTATGGATCCCGTCCAGATGGGCTTATTAAAATGATGAACAAGGAGACAAGATGAGTTTAGCAGAAAAAATAGAAAAGATACCTTATTGGTATCACAGAATCGAATTACCAGAGGGAACGGTTACACCCGGCTGGTCGCCGATACGCGCCGAGGAATATGCAATTCCTGACGATTTGACAGGCAAAAGAGTTTTGGATATTGGTGCATGGGATGGTTACTGGACTTGGGAAGCGTTAAAGCGTGGTGCAAGCGAAGTTGTGGCGATAGATGATTTTAGTGATGATTTAGGTTTGATAGATAGAAAATCAAATTGGAATACGTTTGATTTATGCCGTGAGGTGTTTGGTTTTAATGAAAACATAGAAACAAACTGCTGGAAAAACAGCAAAGGCCAGATATGTAGCAGGCACGAAATGTCAATCTATGATTTAACAGAAGAAAGCTTTGGTCGATTCGATATAGTATTCTTTTTCGGCATGCTCTATCACTTAAAGAACCCGATGCTTGCACTTGAGAAAATTTCCGCCGTTTGTACTGGCGATTTATATGTAGAATCCGCCATTTGCGATGATTATTCACCATACAAAGGCGGACTGAACGGCGGTCACAGAAACAACGATATGGTTGCTGAGTTTTATCCAGGCAAAGAATATGGAGAAAACGAAGGCAACTGGTGGAATCCGACATTGAAATGTTTAGGCTATATGGTGCAGACAAATGGATTTCCGACGGTTGAACTTTGGCGACTAACAGAAAACCCGAACAGCGTTATGCAATGCAGGGGTTTTGTCTTTGCGAGCAAGTCAAAAGAAGTGCCTGAACTCGTAAAGCAACAGGCGTACACCGAAAAGATAGTGACGACAAAATCCAAAGTGGCGGCGGTGATGAGTGTGCCGCGTTTGGGATTTCAGGATAACTGGTTGTCAATATTTGAAACGCTTGTGCCGTTGAAGATACCTATGGTGAAAGTGCAGGGTGTTTTTTGGGGGCAATGCTTAGAGCGCGGCTTAATGACAAAAATGGATGAGGGTGCAGATTATTTATTGACGATTGATTACGATACGATGTTCAGGAAAGAAGATTTGCAGGAACTTATCATGCTGATGGAAGAGCACCCAGAGTGTGATGCGATTATACCGTTACAACAACGCAGGGGGAATCGAGGGCCGTTGGCGACAGTTAAGACGGAAAGCGGGCGACCGATGCCTGATGTTAAAAGGGAATACTTCGAGGGCGACCTTTCAAAAATATCGACAGGGCATTTCGGTTTAACGTTATTACGGGCAAGCGCATTAAGAAAATTACCGCACCCGTGGTTCTTGCCGTTACCAGATAAGAACGGTTTGTGGGAAAATGGAAAAACGGATGAAGATATATATTTCTGGCATGAGTTCAGGAAAAACGGCCTTAATGCTTATATAGCGAATCGAGTTGTCATTGGACATCTTGAGTTGATGATAACTTGGCCTGACCAGAATATGCAACCGATTACACAGCTACCGAAAGATTTTTATAAAACAGGCAAACCTAAAAACGTTTGGAAATAAGGAGTAATTGCAATGTCAGATACAAAACTAAATTATATTTATGTGAAGATGTTGAAATCGTGGGCACAATTTAACGTTGGTGACGTTGTGCGTTTTGGCGAAAGCAAAGGCCGAGAGCGTATTGCTTTAAGCCAGGGTGTGGAAGTGGAAAAACAGAAGGCGGTCAATGAGCCGGAAGTTAAAGAAAAACCCAAAGTTGAAGTTGCAACAAAAGAGCCTATTGCCGAAACAGCGGACATAACGCCAGTGAAAAGCAAGAAGGAAAAAGGCAGAGGAAAAAGGAATAAATAATGGACTGGAACGTAAGTACCGCCCCGGCGACTGAACCTGTAACGCTGGCAGAGGCTAAAACGCACATGCACGAAGATTTAGACGTGACTGCCAACAACAGTTTGATTACGTCATTGATTGAAGTTGCTCGTGAATGGTGCGAGGGCTTTCAGAACAGGGCTTATATCGAACAGATAATCACCGCCAAGATGGATACGTTCAGCGATACGATTGTTCTGCCTAAACCGCCGCTGACCAGCGTAACGACAGTTAAATATTATGATAGTGATGGTGTTCAGCAGACTTTAGCGGCCAGTTATTACGATGTTGATACAACTTCTGAACCGGGCCTGATTACGCTTGCATACGATTATTCATGGCCGACGATACGTTCTGTTCATCATTGCGTCGAAATTATTTACAAGGCTGGTTACGGCGATGCCACTACTGATGTTCCCGAAAGCGTTAAGGCGGCAATGAAATTGCTTATTGCTCATTTATACGAACATCGGGAGATGGTCAGCGAACTGGCATTAAAAGAAGTGCCTATAGCGGTGAAATCATTATTGAGTATAGACAGGATTGTGCCTGTATGAACGCTGGAAGATTAAGGCATAGAGTTGAGCTACAAGAGGTTGTTGG